TCTATCGTCACGATATAAGGAAGTTTAATTCCAGTCATTTCCCCATTGGGATCACGATCTTCAAAGCCCTCGAGATCTAAGTTTACATGACATTCAATTAAAGTAAAGATATCTTCATAACCTGATTTAGTTACTCCTTCGATTTCTCTTTCTTTTGATTTTACATCATCTGTTTCTGTAACAGAATCATCACTTGGTAATAAATCTAAGTCTCTATAAAAACCACCTACTTGTTGTTTTCTTAATTCATTTGCAGAAATTTTAATTGTATGCATTATTGCTTCAGCGTCATCTAATGATGTTGCTGAATAAGGAACAACTAAATCTTCTGCTGGAACAAATTTAGATACAGCTCTTCCTAATAAATCATCGTAGTAAACTTTTTTAAATGTGGATCCCGATAATGGTAAATAAAATAACATCGTATCAAACTCTGGTTCATATTCTTTCATAACATCCATAATTTGATAGTTCATAAAATCTTTAACACGTGTTGCTTGATCTTCTTTTTCTCTACTTGTATTTCCAATAATTTGAGTTCTAACAGGTCCATCTGCTGGTAATAATTCTTTGTAAGCTAATGCTTGAAATTGTGTAACTGCTTCTGCAAGTACAGGATGCGTTGCACCTGATGCACCTTGGAATGGTTCTGTTCTTTGATCATATTTAAATCCAAGTAAATCTAAACCTTGTGTATATGTTTGTTCCCAATCTTGTCTTGAATTTTTATAATCTAAAAAGTTTTGATAAAGCTCTGAACCTAATTGTCCTAAAATATTTTCTGGTAATAATTCTGCTAAATTGTCAAAGTGATTTACACTTTCTCCCTGGCTAAAGGCACCTGGGTCAAAATTAATTTCAACTCCACCATCTGAAGTTGGAGTTATTTCTGTATTCTCTACACTAGGGATAGACTCTTCAACATTTGCAATCTCTTCTACTGCAGCTGCTGGATTTTCTATCTCAATTGTATTTCTAACTTCGTTTGGTAGTGACTTGTCTATAGTTGCCATTTAATTTCTCCGAGTTTACTATCTTAACCTTATTATATGAAACATTCAAGCCCTGCGGGTTTGGTCCAGATTTTGGTGGTATAGTTCTTGTTAATCTTTTCATTAAACCGGTAGTCCCAGATTAATTCGTAATTGTCTCATGTATGCGTCCATAGTTGGATTTCCTGTATCAGGATTATACAATGGTGCATATTGTTGAATAGTAGCAATTCCACTTCCGTTTCCAGTAGATTGAGTTGATGGTGTACTTTGAACAGAAGTATCTACTTGAGAATAATCATCAGGAGAAGTTACTCCTCTTGCAAGTGAACTTGCTATACCTAATGCAACACCAACAGGCCCTGTTACTTGTGCTATTTTAGAAATTATACTTCTATTAGGATTATCTAATGAGAAAGGCGCTAATGCTTTTATCATAGACACTTGTCTACTATCATCTATCGCTGGATCCATTGGATCCATTGGATCTGTTTCCATTGTTTCCATTGTATCTGCTGGTTGACTAATAGATGTATCAATAGAATCATCTGGACCAATACCAAATCCTGTATTTGAAGGACCAACAGTATTATCAACATTATCATCTGGACCAATACCAAAGCCTGTATGCGAAGGGCCTACAGTATCATCAACAGAATCATCTGTTGTATCATCATCGTCTCCACCATCATCATCATCTCCACCGTCATCATCTCCACCGTCATCATCTCCACCATCATCATCTCCTCCGTCATCTCCACCATCATTTCCACCATCGCCACCATCGCCTCCGTCGCCACCATCTCCTCCGTCGCCACCATCTCCTCCGTCGCCATTTAATGATGGAAGTCCAAATGGACCCTTGTTTGCTTTTCCTTCTTTTAATGAGCCATATAAATTTAAATCAATTAAAATTTTTTCTTCGTCTTCTGTAATGTATGCAAGTTTTGAAATTGGATGATCTTCAGATGATCTCCATTTAATTGGAGCATTAACTGTTTTTTGTTTCCCTAAATAATTAAAAACTCCACCTTGTTTTACAGGTTTCTTATTACTTGGTTTTTCAACATTAATATCGTACTTAATTTTTTTCTCAATCATATTAATAATATGTTCTATTTACTCTTGGAGTAACTTCATCTTTATAGTCTTCTGGATGAGAAATCAATCCCCCTTGTCTAAATCTCATTAAAGCTTGAGTCATAGAATCTACTAAATCATCATGATCTCCATGTGGAAATGCAGCGCATTCTTCAATAACTTCTTGTGCAAATTGCTTACTTTTTGGTGCCCAAATTTTTCCTGATTCAAATAAAGGTGCAACTGAATTAACTCTTGCATGTTTGTCATTACCTTTTGATGGTGTGTAATTAACTACTGGTATTCCCATTTGTCTAAGCTCATAAGTTAATGGAAGACCAGATGCTTTAGCCTCAACTAAAACAGTCTCTGGTTTCCAATACATATATTGTTCGTGAGCCAGGCGCCTTAGTTCAGGAAACTCTACACGCTTCTTTATTGAATCTAGCAATATTAAATTTGGACCAGAATCTTGTGTTGGATAGAATACACCCCAAGTAGTTATTGCTGAATAATCCGCAGTTTCTTTTTTTAAGAAGGCAGTATCATAAGATTGAATTACATGTTCAATTGGAGGAACATAATCTTCATCCCAATCCTGCCACCACTCACGTTTAATAATAGCCCCTTCTTCTGATGTTGGATTTTGCATATATTGAGCATTCCATTTTGAAATACCAGCTGAAGCTTTAACTGATAGTAAATCTTCTAACTTCCAATACTCAGGCCAGCAAGGTTTACCACTTGGCATAATAGCTGGAAATTCTACCACTTCCCATTTATCAGCTTTATCTTCTGCTCCTTGGGCCTTGATTAATTGTGCAGTTAAATCTTTTGTTGACCATCTAGTCATAACTAAAACTATTCGTCCACCAGGCTGAAGACGCTGACGTGGACCTGAAGTATACCATTCATACGCTTTATCAAATGCCGTTGTAGAATTAGCATCTTGCTCTGAATGCGGATCATCGATTATTAATAAATCAGCACCCCTACCGGTCACCGCACCTTGGACCCCGACAGCGAAGTACTCACCGCCTTTATTAGTTTCCCAACGTCCAGCAGCTTTTGAATCTTCTTGTAATCTTGTATCAAATATTTCTCTATACTCGGATGAATCAATTAAGTTCTTAGCTTTACGTCCGAACCTAATTGCAAGTTCTGCAGTATGGGTTGCTTGAATAATTTTTAATTTAGGATTGTTTCCAATCATCCATGCAGGTAAAAAGTAAGAAGCAAATTCTGATTTAGTATGCCTTGGTGGCATATTGATAATTAATCTTTTTAAATCACCAGATTGTAATCTATTAAATTTATCTGATATTGTTTTATGATGGTTACCTTCAATAAAATCTGGCCAAATATATTTCACGAATGTTAAGAAATCAGAACGGATATTTTTATCCTTATTCTTTTTAAAAGACATCAACAAATCTAACTTAGCGTTTTTTCTAACTTTAGGATCTGTAAGTTTATTTATATTTCTAAATTTTTTTAATTTTTCTATATCAAGCATAATGTTACTTATGGTACCTTAAATGTTTTTTACCACCCCCGGGGGTACAAATCTATAGGTAATTTAGGAACCCATAATGAATTTATTAGCTATGACTGTCTAAATCCTAGACTAAAGGGTATGTCTGGGACCCCTATTTTTGTTTTACCCTCTCCCCCCTCTCTTGATTAAAAGTAATTTAAAAACCCATTGGGACCTCTATGATAAGGGTGGGACCCGCCCACAAGTATATAGTAGGATGGGTGGGCCCCGCCCACAGGTATTTAGTAGTGGTAAATATATCACAGAATATCCTATTGAATTATAATACTATTAATTGATAGATAGGACAACATCACTGCCCTTGTTGTTCTGTACATAATATCCTATATAATAGTAGAATAGAATCATAACAACGAAAGTAATAATATGAGAATAAAAGTAGACGATAAAATAAAAGTAAGTAATGGGCTTGAGGGTACTATATATAATATTAGTATTGCCTTAGACTATCACGATAAGAAAGCTGAATATGGTATTGAGGTTCAAACATACGATACTGAACTAGATTACATTGGAACAGTATCTTATGAAGATGAAAGCAAACGATTGCATTGGACTTATTTCAATCAAATACTTTCAGTAATACCTAAGGAGGATATAAAATAATGTTTGATATAGACATAAACATAACTGAAGCCATTGTTCAACATTTAGTTGAACAAGGTATAAGCACAAAAGAAAGTGATTATATTTCTTTTGTAAAAACTAAAACAGATAATATCATCAGCGATATTATCGGAACTAGCGAAAAGGACGCTTATTTATATGTATGAACTACTAACGGACATTTACAATTACTTTTTAGTATTTGCTTCGGTGTCCTTGTTGCTTGTTGCTTTATTCTTTTGGGTTGTATTATCAATTCAAAAGAAGCAAGAAAAAGACTTTGACACAAAGTATAGAGAAAGCCGAAACAAATAATATTGATTTAAGGAACAGGGAACAGGGCTTTCGCCCTGTTCCCTTTTTTATTTATGCGTTAATCTGTGGTGCTGTACTATTCCAATTAATACCAATACTAGCTTTTAATACTTTATCTAAATTAGTAATCAATTCAGCAGGGGCGTGTGCTTCCATGATAGTATCAAGTGCCACTCTCTCAATTTGTTTTAATTGAGATAGCTTCTTACCTTCTGGTCTCTTCTCTATTTCTTGTTGAGCAAGATCACTAGCCCAGTCTCTTATTTGTTCCTCGCAAAGAGCAACAGTTATTCTGTCGTCTTTAATATCAGTAGAAGCAAACTTGTAATCAAGTTTTCCCTTTAATGTTTCGCTAGTCGCTTTCTTTTTAAAGAAAGTTTTAGCTGTTGCTTGTGCTTCCCTTAATTTAAGTTCAGCTTCTTTTAACTTGTCAATAATAGATTGTGCACCTATTTTCTTAGCAAGTTTTTTAGAAGCTGTATCAGTTGCTTGAGATACATACTGACGAACAAGTAGTTCTTGTTGTTCAATCAGTGGGTTGAGTTCTCTTTTAACCTTGTCTCTAAAATGGTCTAGTTGGTACTTAGTCATCGCTTGTGCCATATTATACCTTTCGTTGTTATTTGATTTGAAAGTATAACATAATATCCTAGAATAAGTCAATCTAATATTTTCAATTATTTTTTTCTTTTTTTAGGGTGGGTCCCGCCCACAGGTGTTTAGTGTTTTTTTATTCTTGGGTGGGTCCCGCCCACAGGTATATATTAGCCTGCGACAATATGTCGCATTGACTTATTTAGATCCGTTGATCTAGGACCAGGGCAAATCATTAAAAAATAATGATTGCAATCTAGGATAAGATGGGATACTATTTTGATTAAGTAACAACAGGAGAAAGCATGCAAGGAACAATAGATAAATTAAAAAAGCTAGGGTTTAAAAAAGTACCTACAGAAAAAGGCTTTGTTATGTATGAGTTGACGCCTTCGAAGTTAAACAGCTTTGATTCAAATTTCAAGGCCCAGGATCCAATAAAGAAAAAAGTTAAAAGATGAATAAAGACGAATTAAAACAAATTACAGGAGGGCTGAGTAAGCCCTCCAAAATGCCTGGTTTCAGTTATAACCTACCGGCAACTAAATGTATTACAGGATCTAAGCTTGTAAAGATTCCCGGATCTGTATGTTCGGGCTGTTATGCATTGAAGGGCCGCTATCGTTTTCCAAATGTAAAAGACGCCATGCAACGCCGCCTTGATTCTATAAACCATCCGCTATGGATCCAGGCAATGGCAACAAGTATTATTGAAACTAAAACAGGTTTTTTTAGATGGCACGATTCCGGAGATCTACAGTCACTTGACCACTTAAAGAAAATATTCGAAGTGTGCAATCTTACGCCAGGAATACAACATTGGTTACCCACAAGGGAAGCTTCAATTATTGCTTGCATACAAGCGGATGAAGTACCAAAAAATTTAATTATTCGACTTTCTGCCCATAAAGTAGACGGCAAGGCCGCAACATTTTGGCCCTGGACGTCTACCGTTGTTACGTCAGAAAAGACATGCCCTGCAGCCGAACAAGAAAACAAGTGTAAGGACTGCAGGGCTTGTTGGGACCGTAATATTCCAAACATAGCTTATGGTAAACACTAATGAAACGAATTAAACACAACGATTTAACTCATTATTTTTTAAGAGATCACAAGCAACTTCCGGCTTCATATTTGCGGAGCTGTAAGAAGTTTTTTGATTCTATAAGTCACAAGCAAGGCACAAGCCGCAAGTAACAGGCGCAAGCTCACAAGTGGGAGGGAAACCCGCCCGCAAGTTTTTTATTGCCATGAGCCAAGGAACAAGGCGCAGGTAGCTAACAAGCAAGCCGACAAGTCGCAAGCAGGAACAAGCAAGCAGGCGTGGGTGGGACCCACCCGCAGGTTTTTTATTGCGGGGTGCGACACTATGTCACATTGACAAGATGTTCTTGAACCTTGGTCCATCCTTCAGCAACATGCATGCAAGGAACACGCTTATGTAGTTCAAGGATCTTGGATCCTTCATAAAGTTTTACGGAACAAGGACCGAGGGCCTTTTTTAAGATAAAAGAATTGTGAGGATGTCTAACATGGAAGGCGATTTGATGCGGAGAGAAGCGAATAGAATTACCCTTAGTTACTTTTAATTCAATCGTAAAGAATTTACCATTTTTGTTGTAACACAATAAGTCTGGCACACCAGCTGAGGCCCAAGACTCAAGCCTTGTGAACGAAATTCCTGAAATATTTTTCTTAACTTCTTGCCAAAATTTGGACTCTGGTTTCATTAAGAATTTAACGTAAGCTGTGCATTAACTAATACGATCAGTTATCTTACCCATATGCCATTGAGTTGGCTCAACTGTAATGATTAATCTATGTGATTCTCTTTCTCCAATTATTTTATTTTCCATTAATTGAATGCCTTTAACGTCAAATGTTTCTCCGTTTGGCATATAGACTTGAACTCTTGCGTTGTTGGCAACTTCAGAGTTTACCATAAATTTATTTATTACCTGTCTTAAAAATCTTCCTTGCATTTCTATTCCTTTTATTGCCTGGGGCCCAGTATCTGGATAAATCCTCGTAAGCCGACCCCAGTAATTATATTATGGAGTAATATATATTTGATCTTTACAATAAATTACGTTAATTGTCTAGGGTATGGGTCTTCCAAAGAAATTAACAGAAATGCAAATGAAATTCGCTCATGAATTAGTTACAAATGAGGGAAG